TAAGAATCGAAAGGGATGAAAAGTTAGAAGCTGAAATGATAGAGAAAGTTCACATGGCACATGAATACTACAGCGAGTATATTAACAAGATAAATCTAAAAAACAAATGAAACAGACAGCAGTAGAATGGTTGATTGAAAATTTAAACTTAGATGAAACAACACCTAATTATAATAAATTTACAACCGAGAGAGCCAAAGAAATGGAGAAGCAACAGATTATAAAAGCTCACGGGAATAAACTATGGAAATCTAGTGGAGCGGGAACTAGCTACGAATATTGGGTAGGAGGTATTGATTATTACAACGAAACATTTAAATCAGAATAAAATGAACAAAGAAACCAAAGAAAAAGCTGAGACCTTGCTTAGTCAATTTCCGACCAAAGAGGCGGCTATTGAGACAGCCAAAGTCATGGAGAAAGGCTTTAGAAAGTATTTAACCATCTGGACTAACGTCCGCAAATACATTGAACAACATGAAAAATATAATTGATTTTAAGGACATTAACTTCTCGATTATTGCTTCACATTTGAAGTACAATCGAAAAAGTTATAAAAAACAAAAGCTAGTTGAAAAAGCCTTTGAGATTGCAAATGAAGTATTAATTTTAAAACAAAAAGAATCATGAAAAATGAAATGAAATTCACAGGGATTATTACTAATATCCTTGATGTTATCCAAGTAGGCAAGACAAAAAAAATTGAATTTATTGTAACTGAAGAAGTAGATCAATATCCTCAGAGTGTTAAGTTTTCAATCTATGGAGATGAGAAAGTTGATAAGTTTGAAAAGTTTAACAAAGTAAATGCAAGAGTAGATGTATCGTTTAATTTTAGAACAACTGAATGGAACGAAAAGCATTTTACAAGCATTGAGGCTTGGAAAGTTTTTAAAGCTGAAGAGGTAAGCGCAGAACCGTTTTAATACTTGCGGCTAACATAAGTATAGGCGCACTAACTTCTTATTTTCTAATAGAACGCTGACAGCTCGGAATAGACGGCATTATTTATTTTTATTAAAATAGTTGTATATTAATAATAAATGTGTATATTTGTATATAACCTTTAACAAATAGAAATTATGAAAGCTACTGAAATGATCCAAACAGAATTAAAAAGAAGAAGTGATTTAGTAGAATGTTTACAATTTAGAAAACAAGCTGTAAAAGTTGCTAAAAAATTAGGAATTACTTCTGAGGAATGGAATAAAAATAAAATGGCTATTCTTTTAATGTTAGCTAACGAATTTTGTAAAAAAGAAAACGAATTAAGCCATGGAATTAAATAAAACATACAGATCAAAAACAGGGGCTAAAAGAACGCCCTTGTTTAATTCCGAATGCAATAGGTTTGTATTTGTTGAGTGTGTTTATTCATGTGGTAAAACAATTAACAAATGGTTTTGGATTAATCATAGATTATTTAAATAAATAAAAATTATGTGCGAATTAAATATTAATTACGATAGAGTTCCATTTACTTGTCCATATACTCAAGAAGAATGGAGAATAATAATAATTGAAAATGTAAAAAATCAAATTAAAAATTACAAAAGTATTTATCATGCAAGAAAAAATTGACGAATTAAAAAAACAATTAACGGGCAACCTTTACGATGATATGGATATTCATAACGAAATCTATGAGATCAAAAAACAAATGAATCCCGAAATAGTGAACAACCCTCAACAGGATCAAGACGAGTGCGAAGCTTGCGGGTCTTAAAAAGTTAAATTATGATAGAGATAGTTAGAAGAACATCGCACCGACAAATGAACTACATCAAAGATGCAAGCCTTAAAATTTATTTAAAAAATGGAAGGGTATCTTTAACACAAAAAACCTGCAATATTTTGAATGTAAAAGACAATGAGGGTGTAATGTTTGGATTCAACAAAAAAGAAAAATCAGCATACATAATTAAAGATACCGAGCCTGATGCTTTTATTATTCATCAAAGAGATAAAAATACTTTTCGTTTTTGTAGCAAAGAATTAATAGGATGGTTTGATGAAGTGTATGAACTTTCTAAAACAGGCATTTTATCTTTTTCATTTAATATTGATGAACAGCCTAACGAAAAGGGAATGTATAAATTAATACTAAGATAAAAAATAGTACATTTGTACTATGGGGGATTAGCTCAGATGGCTAGAGCGACTGCCTTGCACGCAGTAGGTCAACGGTTCGACTCCGTTATTCTCCACTTATGATAAATATAATTTTAACATCGTTATTCATTAGCTTCTTACTAAGGGATGATTTAAACATAGGCTACTACTTAAGAAAGTGGCTAGGCATTCGTATATCAAAATCAATAAAGATACTTGACTGTTTTCCTTGCTTTTCTTTTTGGATTAGTATTTTAGTAAGTATTTGTTTTTTACAAATATCTTTTGCACCTTTGTNTCTTTCTCATTTAATATTGATGAACAGCCAAACGAAAAGGGAATGTATAAATTAATACTAAGATAAAAAATAGTACATTTGTACTTTGGGGGATTAGCTCAGATGGCTAGAGCGACTGCCTTGCACGCAGTAGGTCAACGGTTCGACTCCGTTATTCTCCACTATGATAAATATTATTTTAACATCGTTATTCATTAGCTTCTTACTAAGGGATGACTTAAATATAGGCTACTATTTAAGAAAGTGGATAGGCATTCGTATTTCAAAATCAATAAAGATACTTGATTGTTTTCCTTGCTTTTCTTTTTGGATTAGTATTTTAGTAAGTATTTGTTTTTTACAAATATCTTTTGCACCTTTGTTTGTATTTGTATTTGGGAAAATTTATGAAACTATCGAAAAACGCTAAAGAAAGCTGGTCCGCCATTAAAGTAAAAGTGCTTAAAGGGGAGCTTGATTATACAAGGCATGAAAAGTTACAGATACAAGAAGTTTACGCAGAACTAACTGGCTATGTGGCTCAAGTAGATGGCTGTCAAGGATGCTTAAGAGATGTGATACAATGTTTAATAAATAATTATAATGCCAAAACATAAATATATAGAAACACCTGAAAAACTTTGGGATTTATTTGAACAGTATGTTATTCATGAGAAAGATAATCCAATGTTTAAAGTTGAATATGTTGGTAAAGATGGTAGGATAGAAAAAACGCCATTAGAAACACCAATAACTTTTGAAGGCTTTGAATGTTACTTAGAGGATAGAGGTATTATTTCTCATCTATCTAATTATTCTGCAAACAAAGACGATAAGTATATTGAATATTTGACTATCATTACACGTATAAAGAGAAATTGCTTTGTTCATAACTTTAGAGGGGCTTCAGTTGGATTGTTTAATGCTAACTTAATAGCTAAGAAACTAGGCTTAATTGACAAGCAACAGCATGAGATAAAACACGAACAACCATTGTTCCCAGATGTTCAAGAGAACGACCGCGATCAATAAAATACTTACTTTAAAAAAGTTTGTAAGAGGTGTTCAGGGTGGCACTTCAGCTGGCAAAACATTTGGTATATTACCTATTCTTATTAATAAATGTACACAACAAGCTTTATTAGAAGTTAGTGTTGTTGCTGAATCTATTCCTCATCTTAAGAGGGGAGCTATGAAAGACTTTAAAAAAATCATGACATTAACAAATAGATGGTTTGATGAAAGATGGAACGCTTCGGATTATAAATATACTTTTGGCAATGGCTCACAAATAGAGTTTTTTTCAGCTGATAATGATGCTAAATTAAGAGGCGCAAGGCGTGATATTCTATACATGAATGAGTGTAATAACATGACATTTCACTCATACACTGAATTAGCTTCACGAACTAAGCAATGTATTTATTTGGATTGGAATCCAACTAATGCTTTTTGGTTTCACACCGATTTAAAAGATGATAGTGACGTTGATTTTTTAACCATAAATTATTTAGATAATGAATCATGTCCTGAAAGTGCGAAGAGCTTTATTGAGAAAGCTAAAATAAAATCGTTAACTTCAGAATATTGGCGCAATTGGTATAATGTTTATGGGCTTGGTGAAATTGGTTCATTGCAAGGTGTTGTGTTTAATGATTGGCAACAAGTGGACATGATACCTATTGAATCCAAGTTAGTGGCTTATGGTTGTGATTTTGGTTATTCAAACGATCCAACTACAATCACTGCTATTTATCAATACAATAATTTATATTACTATGATGAATTGATTTATCAAACAGGATTAACGAATAACGAAATAGCGAAATTGTTTAAAGCGAAAGGGGGTTTAAATGATGTGTATATTTATGCTGATAGTGCTGAGCCAAAAAGTATTCAAGAGTTAAAAAA